AAAAACTCAGCGCCATAGTTCACGCCTGGATTGAACTGGGTTCTGAAAAGCGGGATGTCGTGAGCGATTTTAACCAGCGGCTTGGAAAGCTCGAAGAGGACATTACCAAAACGTCTCAATCGCTCGACGAGATCGAGAGCGGAACGTACCAGGCGTCGCTTCCGCTGGCGAGTAAATAACAGGACTTGCGTGCCGTGTCCACATCTTCCGGCGTGAACTGGAAGCGGTCGCCGGAGCACCAACCATCTGAGCTTCGACATTGAGGCGCGAACGTCCGAGCGGCAACGCAGGAAGGAAACGAAATGGCGAAATGCTCAAACTGCGGACACAAGTTAAAGGGACGGACGCGAAAATTCAAACTCGGGACGGCGCTCGCGTGTCCCGTGTGCCGAGCCAAATACGCGCAGGCAAGGGGGAAGTGATGACTCAATGCAAAGCATGCGGGGCCGAAATCATCTTCGTGCCAACGGAAAAGGGAAGGGTTATTCCGCTGGATGTGAAACCCGAGAAGCGGATGGTTTTGATCGGCCAAGGACCGAGCGTTCGGATGGTCGATGCCTACATGCCCCACTTCGCGACGTGCCCTGAAGCCAGCAAATTCAGGAAGGGGAAAAAAGATGCGCCGCCCGCATAGCACCAGAATTGGCCGCGCACTCTTGGTTTATCGCACCTGGATTGAGATGTGCAAGATGCGCGAGATGGAGCCCGGCACTCCCGAATATCGCTTCTTCCCGGAACGCCGCTGGAGATTCGACCGGGCGTGGGTCGGGCATCGTATCGCCATGGAAATCGAGGGCGGGGTGTGGAGCAGGGGCCGCCATGTCCGGGGAAAAGGCTTCCTTGCCGACATGGAGAAGTACAACCGCGCAGCGCTTATGGGCTGGCGCGTGTTCCGCTTCACGCCTGACCAGGTGCTGGACGGCACTGCGATAGACTTTATGTGGAGGGCAATTAAGCTATGAGCCTTTTTTTCTGCCTCGTAATTGTCCTCGTTGCGGTCTCACTTGGAGCGTTTATTCAACTCAGGCGAGAGGCGCGGAGGGAAAGGGAGGACGCCGAAGAGAGGACATTTCGACGATCTCTTGCATCACTCAAGCGGGGGATCGCATTTCAAGAAGAACAAATCAGCGGATGTTCGACAACTGGGGTCGCGATTGTTCCCGAGGCCCAATTTTGGGGAGCTCGACTTGCCCAGAAAAAGGGCATCACCGATCGAGCGATAGTACAAGTTGGCCCAAGACAATGGGCCGCATATCGTGACGAAAAAATGATGGCGGTCTTCGAAACAATCGAAGCAGCCATGAACGCAGCCCAAGGCACAGGCAATGAACGATAAATTCTCATCCGCCATCATGCAGCAGATGGCCTACAAGCACACGCTCCTGCTTCAGTACGCGACGGGCTTTGTCAAGGCTGCCCACGCCCTAGCGCTACGGGGCCTCGCGGTCGGCTCTGACGACGTGCCTGGCGAGTACCAGCCACCGAATGATGGCAAGCACAAGGGCATCCCCGGGAGCGCCATTGCGATGCTCCGTGAGGCGCACATCATCGAGAACCACGACCGCCGTAAGTCAAGCCGACCCTCGGCAAACGGGCGATGGATTGCGACGTATCGGCTGACGAGCCTATCAGCGGCGGAGAGGTTTTTAAGAGAGCAGGGAATCGAAGTCGAACGGCAATGGAGATTGGAGTTGACCGCATGATAAACCTGACAAACCTTTCGAATGTTATTTTCAACTGGCGCTGGGCCACGAAGAAAACGATCAAGGAAGCCGCCGCTGAAATCGGAATTTCCAGACCGGCACTATCACGAATCGAACTTGACGGGACGCCTGACGGGAAAACTCTCGCTGTTATCGTGCGCTGGCTGCTTCGTCAGGGATTGGCTACCAACCACAACGAGAAGATTCAGGAGGACGAGCCATGGGAAAAGCCATGAGCGAAGATTACAGCACCGGGAGCGTGCGGATCCTGACGGAGCAGTGCCAGGCATACGAGCGGAAGATTTTCAATCTCATGGCCGCTGTCCTGTTCGTCGTTGGAATCATGCTCGGCTTCGCGTGGGGGCTGATGTATCAGGACGGCGTTGTGGCCGGATTGAAGGGCGATAAGGCCGTTCTGCAGCAGGAGAATAGGCGGCTGGATGAGATGGTCAATCAGGCAAGAAAAACGGTGATATTTCCATGATTACCAAGGAGAGATTCTATATGAGCGTCACCTTGCACGTGATAGCGGCAATTTTCAATGAATGGGCGGAACGTTACGCCAAAGATCCGGCATCGTTCTCTGAGGATTTCATCACTGACGGAAAGCCCGACATGGACTATGGAGAGCGCTGTGCGAATTATTTTGTGAGGCTTGCCGGTGAGAAGCTGGTTGATGACCTTCTACTAAAAGCGGTCCCTCCAGCAACACCTCCGACACCGCCAAGGTCATGACTTTCCGGTCCCTTGGGCGCAGTGCTCTTAAAATTACGTCCAAAGAAGCAAGTGGGTATTAGGGATTTCGATCAACTCCCGCCAGCGAGAAGGCTGGATCCGCCCAGGGACCGGGATTAAGAGGGAAGCATGAAAATCTTTTGGGAGTGCCCGAACTGTAAAGAAGAATTTGAAATTGAGGTTAAGCGCCCAGACCCGGGGATGACTGAAACCGAGTTGTCAAAGATGTGGAGGGCGCTATCTCTGCGATGTCGATAGCTGTAAGGGAATACCCATAATCTTCTACGGTTATTGTGATGTCTGCAAAGAGAAAGTGAAAAAGAAGACTCGACATAAATAGCTGTGGGGGAGCGCCATGAAAAGAATTTTTCGCTGGATTGGCGTCGTCGTGATAGCCGCTATGGTGCTCGGATCAGTGTGGCTCATCTGTGCGCTTCAATACGTCCTGAGAGGATAATCATGAAAAACTACAACGAGATCGAGCGCCAGCGCGGGACGGTTCATTGCATGGTCGAGGCGGTGGCCGACGTTGAAACGGCGAGACGCTGCTTGAACACGGTACGTGAAAGACTTTTTCTCGCTCACAAATCTGGACGCGCGTTAACCCTAACAGAGAACAAAGACGTCGCGGAATATATCGAGGGGCGGCTGATAACGATCGATGGCCTGGAAAAGCCATGAACAAGCCTCGGTGCTCTTCACCGGACAGATCACCGAGCATCGTATAATGGAAATGGAGGGTTTCAATGCCGACGCCGCCCACAGATACAAACGATCTTTGCACCCTGGCTCAACTTAAGGCTTTCATCGGTAACATCACATCGAACAGCGACGACGAGCTCATGCAACTGCAACTGGCGCTGAGCGGAGCCTCGTATGACTTTCTCCAGGCAACAGGCTTCCAGCCTGGCGACAACGGCAACGTGTTCAATCGCTCTCAAAATTACACGGAGACCTACAACGGCACAGGATCTGAAAGGCTCTATCTTCGCAATCGACCTGTTACGGCAGTCGTCTCGTTAACGATTGACGGCCAAGCCATGCAGCCGTCTTCTGGACCGTCCGTTCCTGGCTACTTTATCGACGATCCTGGCGAGTCGCTCATCCTTCGCCCCGGCAATTTTCCAGTCGGTATCCCGGCGGCAGCGCCGCTAGGCTTCCCCTGGTATTTCGACCGCGGAGTTGGCAACGTCGTCGTCACCTATACCGCAGGCTACACAAAAAGTTTCTTGAACGAGCCGCACAGCATCCCTGCTTCTCCCGGTCCCTACACGGTTATCGTAAATGGCGTCGCAATCTTCATCGCGGATCTCGGGGTCAAATACGCCAGCGGTACTCCGCTCGTGCTCCACACGGCTCCCACGGTGGACCAGTACGATCAGGCGGGCGGAACTTACACCTTCGCGGCCGCAGACCATGGCGCGGCGATTCTAATCAGCTACACGGCGCTCGGAGCACCGGCCAACATCCAGCGTGCCGTGACGGCCATGGCGGCGCTGATCTACAAGCGAAGAGGGTGGCTGGACGAAAAATCGCGCTCGATTCACGGCGGCGGGACGACGACCTGGAAGGATTCCGCCTGGACGCCCGAGATCGAGCGGACGATCCTGCAGTACAAGAGAATGGCTCTGATTCTATGATCCGCTTCGAGATTGAGAACACGACTCCCGAAATGCTCTCTGCCGCTAAGGCGCGCATCCAGCGGGGAGCGTTTACGGGCCTCAAGCGCGCGCTTGTAGACTTGCAGGGCTACATCAAGCTCAAAAAACTTCAGGGACAAGTGTTACGTCATGTTACAGGCAAAGGCGCTGCTTCGGTCCGCGTCTTGCCGCCAACTGAAGGCCCCCGGATGGAAGGCTTCGTTGCTGCCGGCGGCGGACCGGCCTTTTACATGGCCGTCCACGAATTCGGCGGCCTGAGAGATTACGAGATCCGCCCCAAGACCGCCAAGGCCCTGGCGTGGCCAACGGGCGGGACAGCAGCAGCCCGCTATAAAGTGGGAAGAATGATTTCGTTGAAAGCAAAGCAACGTGCAGCCGTGGCGGGAGGCGTCGGCATGGCCTTCGCGAAAGTAGTCCACCATCCAAAGGCCATCAAGCGCAGCTTCATGCGGACAGGATCTGAAGAGCGGGCGCCGCGCAGCGCCGCAATCATCGCGGAATCGATCAGGCAGGAAATCTCATAAGGGAGGACAATCATGTTTTTATTACTGATGTTTTTGCTTTTCGTCGTCGGGGGACTGATCTATTTGCTGTCGAGGGCTTCGAACAGCGAGCGCCGCGCCGAACTCGGGCGGCTCTCGTTCATCATCGGCCTGGTGTTCTTCTGCATCGCACTCTATGGCGAAGCGGGCCATTTGATCTTGCCGACGCTTAGATAGGCTGAAAAGAATCATTACAATTTCAGCAAAGTTTTCAGACCCGAGATTGTAATGTTTTTACGGAGACGCAATGCCACAAAATTCACGCGAGGCCATCTACGGGGCGCTCTTCACGAAGATCCAGGGCGCCTACGCCTGGGCTTTGTCTTCCCGGCGAATGTTTCCGATCGGAGACATCGAACAGATCAAACAGCCGGCCTTCATTCTTCGTCAAGGACCGTCCGAGAAGGCAGACCAGAACCTAGCCCTGGGCCTAACGCGCTGGCATCTGGACGCCGAAGCGTTGATTTTCTTTCGCGTGGACACGACGCAGGACGCCGCGATCGCTCCAGCAACGATCGCCAACGCGCTGCTCGATGCCGTCGAGGCGGTGATAAGGACGCCAGTGCCCAATGAGCGGCAAACGCTCGGTGGCCTGGTCGAGAATGCCGCAATCGAGGGCGAAATTTTGATCGATGATGGCTCGAATGACGGCCAAGGCGTTCTGGTGATCCCGATAAAAATACTCACGGGCTGAGCGTGATAGAATAAAACAAGGGAGGAACACTCCGATGATTGGTGAATATATTCAGTTTGGCGTGGGCCAGTGCGTGGCGAATCCGATGACCGGAAACCTGGCCGCTGCGGCCCCCGGAACTACAGCCGTGACGCAACCAGTGCGCTTCATGACGATGCAAGACATCGATTTGACGTTCGACCAGACCATGAAGGAATTGAAAGGGAACTACCAATTCCCCGAGGACGTCGCTCCCGCCGATCGGAAACTTACGGGCAAGTGTGGAACGGGACGGGTTGACATCAACCTCTTTAATCAGCTTTTCTTCGCGGACGTCTTCACGGTCGGAAGCACCGCTCTCGTCGCCGCCGAGTATGGAAACATCGGACTGACGCCCTTCACCGTGACCGTCGCCGGGCATGCGACATGGGTGACGGACATGGGCGTGCAATTTGCCGACGGACGCAGGCTCAAAAAAGTTACCACACCCAGCGCCACGGGAGAATATAGCGTCGCTTCCGGTGTTTACACTTTCTATTCCGTAGACACCGGCTTGGACGTTTACATCAGCTACACGAAGACTGTTGCCACCGGAGCCAACCTGCTGGTGCACAATCAGGTCCTCGGCTACGGACCCGTATTTGAGATGTGGCTGGCTGAATCCTATCAAGCAAACAACGGGGTCCATCTGTGGGCCGTGCGGGCTTCAAAGCTGGCCATGCCCCTGAAGCGCGATGATTATTTGATTACGACGTTTGATTTTGAAGCGTTCCCCGACGCCAACGGGAACGTGATCACGTTCTGGTCAGCTTAAAGTTTTACCACCTGGCAAGACCACCGAGCGAAGCGGCGGGGAGTTTAATCCTTTTCTTCCCGCCGCCTTGCAACATCAATCATGCGAATCAAAGAAATAGAATTCGAGGGACAGAAATTCCGCATTGGGGCTCTCACCATCGGCCAGGCCAAGGACTTCCTGGGCGGACAGACAGATGCCCTCAAGGGCGGCGATGCTGTCGCCATGGCAAAAACCTGGCGCAATTTCATCGTCCTCGGACTGAACAACGGCAGCAACGAAGCAGATCCGCCTTGGACCGAAGAGCGCCTTGAGGATGAGATCGATCTCCTGACCTTTGATTTTCTCCGCAATGAAATCCTCGAGTTTTCCGGAATGAAACTCGAAGCCGAAAAAAAAACGGAATCTCCGGCTCCGACTTCCTGACACAGCTTCTTGAACTTCAAGGCTCTCTCGCCGTCGATTGCGGATGGTCCTGGCGCGACATTGAGGACTGCCCGCTCGATCTTGCCTGGGAAATTCAAGCCCATATGGCAGAATATCCATCGACACGGATGCTCGCCGCTGCATATCTGGGCGTCAGACGCAAACACCACGGACCCGCACCTTCCCTTCCTGCCGGGATTCCGATACAGAAAGATGTTCCCGACCATGTGAGAAAATGGTTAGAAGAGCTAAAGCTGCAGGGAAAGGCGAACTGATGCCAGATCTCGAAGGACAAATGAAAGTCCGCATGGCCGTGGACCTGCTTCCCCTGGAGGCGGGCTTCGCTCAAGGCGCCGAGGCGTCTGCGGCCATGGCGCGTGCTCTCAAGGCCCTGAACGTACCCGCGGAAGAGGCGGGAAAGTGGCTGAACAAGGCGGGAAACGAAGCGACTGTGTTTGGTGTCAAGACCGATGCTGCTGGAAAGAAAGCTGCCGTCGGGCTGCAAAAAGTGACCGTCGCGGCAAAACAGGCCGACATTGCGCTTTCCATGGAGAAGGGCGTCGCCGGACTCTCGAACATGACGTCTGGCGCTGGCGTGCTTTCTTCGGGCATGGGAATGCTCGGTGGCACGATCGGCATGGTCGGCATGGGCCTGTTTGCGATGGTCGAGCATTTGGCTGGCGTAGCCATGGCAGAACAGCGCATGGCTGAAATGTCCGGCATGAGCGTAGCTCGGCTCGTAGAGTTCCGCGAGGTCATGCGGGCAAACGGAGTCGAAGCGAACCGCTTTGAGATGGCCATTACGCGCCTTTCGGCAAAGATTCACGAGGCCGTTAACGAACCCGAGGGAAAGACGGCGCAGGCGTTCATCAATCTCGGGATCCCGATTATATTCCTTGAAGAGCACGGAAATAATCTTGAAAAAGTTTTGATGAAGGTTTCCGATGCGCTCCATAGCGCCACCGGGGGGACTGAAAAGCTGGCGGAGATCTCGCAAATCCTCGGGCTTCGAAGCCGGGAAGTGGCTGGCGTCCTGGGCGTGGGATCAGAAGCACTTCAGAAGCAACTTGAGCAGCACGTCGCTTTGGGTATCGCCCAGGAGAAAGCAGCAGCCGACGCCAGGGCGCTCAAGGAAGAGCAGCAGGCCATCGTTTCGGAGATTGAGGCACAGTTGACTCCGGCCATTTCAGGGCTGTCCCTTTTGCTGGCTTTTTTGGCTTCCACCTTCAAATATCTGCAGGCGATCGGTGTCACCGTATGGGATGCGATCACTGCCGAAGTGATGGTGGCCATTGAGGCCGTCGGCGGGTTCGCTCGCGTCATGAACGATGTTGTTCATGGAAACTTTGCCGCTGCCTGGACCGACGCCAAAAGCACAGGTTCCGCAATCAAAGCGGACATTGGTGGAGCAGTCTCAGATATTAAGTTGCGTTGGTCGGAAGCCACGACGGCGATGGAGAACTATTACGGAAAGGCGATGAACCCGCCGAAAGTTGGCGGTACAGGCCCGGCCGAAGAAGGCATCACACCCGGCCCAAAGAAAGGGAAAGCGAGCAGAAAGATCAAGGACACAGCCGACGAAGAGACCCTGACGAACCTGATTATCAGGAACGCTTGGGATGAAAAGGTCGCGATGGAGCAGCAGTACGACGCGATGATATTGAACGCGGAGAAGGGATATGAAGCACAGCTGGCCACCGAAGAAAAGGCGGGTCAGGACCATGCCTTAGCCACAGCCCAAGCTGCGATGCGCGCCAAGGTTGCCATGATCAGGGCCGCTCATGCGGAGCTTCTGGCAGAACAAAGGGCGGCGGATGAGCAACAAAAAGAAGAGGCACGGAGACTTGTTGAGGAAGAAAAGATAATCTATAGCAAGCTCGATACCGCCTTCAACGTCCCCATTGCCAAGATGATGACGGGCCAGATGACATTGCAGCAATTCATCACGGCTAGCTGGCAGAAAATTAGTCAGATGGCGATCATGGCCCTGCTTCACATCCTTGAGAAGCACCTGGTAGTTGGGATGGCCGAGAAAATGCTGGAAGGAACAAAACTTGGGCAGATGCTGGCCAACATAGCAGGCATCAAGGCCGAAGCAGTGGCCCAGGCCGGACTTGCCGGGGCCGCAGGAACGGCATCATTTGCTGAGGCCCCATGGCCCATTGACATGGGCGCTCCTGCGTTCGGCGCCTCTATGTTCGCTACCGCCATGGGATATGCGGCTTTCGAAAAGGGCGGCATCGTTCCTGAAACCAACATTGCCCTCGTCCACCGCAACGAGATGGTTCTGCCTTCCCATATCTCGGACTTCGTGCAGCAATCGGCGCGGCAGAGCAGTGGGGCACCCACCGCAATGCCGGGAGGGGCAGGTGCCACGCATTTTCACTACGCTCCACAGGTCAGCGCCTTCGATTCTTCTGGCGTCAAGGGCGTGCTCGACCGCCACGGTGAACTCTTCGCACAATCCGCGGCCCGGTGGATGCGCGGAAAGAACATGGGCTAAAACAATGACCTATCCAGTTTTTCCAGCCATTGACCCGGGCCAGTGGTCCACGAAGTTTCCCATCAGGAAGACGCCGCTCTTTTCGACGATCATCCAGACGCCGGCCTCGGGGAAGAATGAACTCAGGATCCCTCTTTACGCTATTCCTCGCTGGCAGTTCGATGTTGATATGAGCTATGCCAAGGGGAATCCAAACGACCGATCCACGGCCATCGGAGAGATCATCGGATTTTTCGTGGACATGCAGGGCGCCGCAGGTACTTTTTTGTATGACGACATCTTCGACGATGAAGTTCCGGCTACGGCTCCCGCTCTTTTTGGAGTTGGGGACGGCGTGACCCAGGCATTTCGAATCGGTAATGGCCTTCAGGTATTCCAGGGATCCTACCCGCAGATCTACGTTGACGGGACGCCAATCGGATCCGGTTATTCCATCGTCAATGGCCTTGTCACGTTCGGGTCGCCTCCCCATGGTCCATCGGCTGGCCCTCCGGCCATTCCAGGGGCTCAAATAACCTGGAGCGGAAAGTATTATTATCTCTGCCGATTTCTGGAAGACCAGTGGTCGAACATGCAGCAGGACTTCCCGGCGATCTGGTCGAACAGTTCACTCAAATTTATCACGGTGATTATATGAAAACGTTTCTCGTGGGCAACCAGGCCACGATCGAGGCCCTGGGGACAGCTTACCGGGCCGACCTTATTAAGATCGACCTGACAAATTTCTACACGGGCTACTCGGCAAACCGTGGCGCGATTCTTTATGTGACGAATGGGCAGCAGGACGTGAAGTACGGGACGGATACCTACCATTCCTCGCTTTATGGGTCCTGGGAACGAGGCACGGTCTCTTCCGTGGCTGATTTTACTCTGGAGTCGAAGGCAATGGCCCTTACTCTCATCGCCGATCAAACGGTCATGGCTCCGACGCCGAACACGACGACGCCAATCATGCAGATCATCCAGGCTGGACTTTTCGACGGAGCACCTGTCGATGTGATCACCGTCTGGATGTCACCGGGATGGGCGGGGCCGTTCACAACGGGACAAATTGTCGTTGCCTTGAAATTGTTTTCAGGCGTCATTGCCAGCGCGCAGCAGGTAGGCCGCTCCAAGGCAGAATTTGAGGTTCGGGACTGGAATTATCTGCTGAACCTCAAAATCCCCCAGCGCGTCATTCAGCCTGGCTGCTATCACACCTTCGCCGATACGGGTTGCATTGGTACAACGGGGGTAGGCGGGGAGTTTGGAATAGGGGCCTACAACGGATGGCAGGCAGGAAACAAAGCCGACACCGGAAGCATGAGAACGGTCATCGTTCCCCAGGATGCCTGGTCAGGAAAGGTACTACCGGACTTTTCGCATCCACAGCCAGGCTATTTCATCGGCGGATTGCTGATGTGGACCACGGGAGCAAATTCAGGACTTCCCGGCCACGTCGTTGCCGAGGATGCTATTACGGGAGCGCTCACGCTTGCCGCTCCGACGCTATTTCCGGTCACTCCTGGGGACCAGTTTCACGTCATCTTGGGATGTGACAAAACGCTCTCAACATGCATCAAGAGATTCTACAATGCAATAAATTTTGGTGGATTTCCTTTCGTGCCACCGCCCGAGCAGAGTATCTGATGGACGAACGAGAACAAATTCAAAGGGACAAAGTGATAGCAATCGCCAGGGAGTGGCTTGGGACGCCCTACCAGGCCCGCCAGTGCGCCCGTGGCCGCGGGTGTGACTGTGGATCGCTGCTTTTGGGAATTTTCACCGAAGCTGGGCTTGTGACCAAGAAGCATTCGCTCGACTATGACTGGCTGGCGCCCTGGGCCCGGCGTGGAGGGGATGCTCTTTACGTCGGGTCCATCCTCGAGCATTGCCGGGAAATCAAGCCCGAAGAAGTGAAGCCGGGAGACGTGGCCCTCTACCACATAGGACGAGGCTGGTCTCACGCTGCCCTGGTCATCGAATGGCCTTCGATTGTGATCCATGCCATTCGCAGCGGCGGAGTTGTTCAGTCGACGGGGTCGACTGGGCCTCTCGCTGGACGCGAACGAAGATTTTTCTCACCACGGGGGTATGAATGTTAGGCCCGAAAGCACAACAGATTGAAGAGCTTAACCACATCCGTGTGACGCAGAGCCTGCAGGGCATCCCCCTGCCTATCGTTTTTGGTACTCAGCGCGTGCCGGGACTTCTTGTCTGGTATGGTGACTTCGCAGCGAAGAAGCACAAAGCCGGAGGCAAAGGACTTGGAAGCAAGGGCGGTGGAACCTATACTTATTCGGCATCTTGGATCGCTGCTCTTTGTTCCGGGACAATCTTCAATGTTCGGGCAGTGTGGGATCAGTCCGGGGCCTATGTTCCACAGAACGCTATTGCCACCATGACCATCATGGGAGTCGGTCCCCATGTGATCTCCGGCTACAGCGGGACGCTCGCCGGGACGGGAGGCATCACCGTGGGCGGCGTTCCCTTGATTCGGGATCCGTGGGACGGAACAGGATCGCCTCCAGTTCCGCCCACCCCGGGCCACTATGTCGTCAATCCATTTACCGGGCAGTTGTATTTTTCGTCCGCCCAGGTCGGGGAAACTGTCTCTATTGCCTATAGCTACTGGTCGAATGGCCGCGTGACGCAGGAAAGCTACCTCGTGCCAGGGTCGGGAAGCGTGACGGTTGACCACGCCGGCATCGCCCCCGACTCGAAACAAATTTGGCAGCAGGACTTAGGGGTCTTCGATGCTACGACAGGAGCACCGATCATTGGATATTCCGTTTCAAATGGGGTTTACACCGGGCTTCCTGTTGGAACTCTCGTCGTTATCCGCTATGTTTTCTACCTCTACCAGACCGATCAGTACGCTCCGGGATCCCTGAGCTTCACGGTGTTCAATGGACTTCCAAGCCAGGCGGTATGGTCTTATCTCACAGCGCAGCATCCCGATTATGCGGTCAGTTATGGCGAAACCGCCTACATCGCCTTTGAGGATTCTTACCTTGGGGCGTCGGGGGCGATGCCGGCGTATAGCTTCGAGGTTCAGGGGCGAAACAATATCGGTTATGGTCCCAGCGGCATCGTCGATGATTCCCCGCCCATCGATGATTTCTATGACATCCTTACGGATCCATACATCGGCATCGGCTACCCAGCTTCTGCGATTGATGATGCCACTTGGTACACGAATGCCGACAGCGCGAGCTACTACTCCTTGGCCGCCCAACTCTTCATTTCTCAGGCCATTGCAAATCAGGAAACCGTCGCCTCCGTTTGTGGGCGTTGGCTTGAAGCCTGCCAAATTGCCGCGTTCTGTTCGGAGGGGGTGCTCAAGCTCAAGCCGTTCGCTGACCAAGTGATCACGAGCGCTTTTGCTACCTACACGCCGACCATCACGCCGCTCTACAATTTCACGGATGACGATTTTCTGCCCCCCGGGGAATCGGCAGACGATCCGGTCAAGCTAACTCGTGTTCCCTGGCAAGATGCCTACAACCGCGTCCAGATCAACTTTACGAGTCGGTTGAATGGCTACAACTCCGATCTGGTCTATGCCAATGACGAGGCTTCGATCGAGCGCTTCGGCTTCCGGCCCGAGCCTCCTCAGCAATATGATTTCATCACCGGAATCCAGATGGCGGCGGCTGTCGCTTCGCTCCGGGTCAAGCGACTCACGGGGATCCGCAACAAGTTTAATTTCCGGCTTCCGCTGCGATTTGAATACCTGGAGCCGATGGACATCATCACGATCACGGATACGGCGCTGGGCCTCAATCAGCTCCCGGTCCGCATTATTTCCATCGACAATGATGTGAAAAATGGCCTGACTGTGACGGTCGAGGAATTTCCCGGCGGAGGATGCGGCGTTCCGACCCCGCTTTTGAACAATCAGACAACCCCTCCCGGAAACAACCTCTACTCTTCGCAGGCGCTCGGGAAAACCGAAGCCATCATCGTGCAGGCTCCCTACACGAACGCAGGAAAGATCGGGACGCGCTTTTATATTTTCTGCATGGGCGAGGATGCCAACTGGGCAGGATGTGTCGTGTGGGTGTCGCTCGATGGCACAAACTATTCTCAGGTTGCAATGGTTTCTTCTCCGGCACGATTGGGGTCGCTGTCGGCCGCTTTCGCTGCCATCACACCCGCCCCTTCGGGACCATATGGCCTGACGTTCGACTCCGCACACACGCTCTCGCTTGATTTTGGAATCAACGCCATGAATCCGGCGCACGTAACGGCCACGGCCACGCCTGGCAATCCGACGGGATTGTGGGATTCAAGCTATAGTTACGTCCTGGGTGACGCTGCCCTTTTCGACAACGATTTATGGGTGGTGGTCCAGCCGAGCGTCAATCAACTGCCCACGAGCACGTCGCCTTTCTGGAGACTGATTTCAACCGCCCAGCCTGGCGGCGTCGAGCTTCAATCCGTCGCCGATACGTCTGCAACGAATCTGGCCTCGCTTTCGGCGCTCATGAAGATCGACCCGATCGACCACAAGACTCCGACGCAGCTGGAGCTTTTGTGCTATCGGGATGTGACAGCCGGCGCGACTCCCAACACCTATGACCTAAAGAATAATTACCGCGGGGCCTACGGAACGAAAATCTGGGGCTTCGACATCGGAGACTTGTTCGCGCGCTTTGACCAAGCATCGGCCATTTATGATGCCCCGTCCGGGCTCGACGGATCGACGATTCACTTCCGATTCACCGCCTGGAATGCGGTCACAGGGTCTGTTCAGGATCTCTCCATGGCAGACGACTATGAAGTCAAGGTGACCAACACGCCGGGAACCGGCATTGACATGGGGGCAGGAGCCGCGGCGGTCAATACTCAGAGCGGCTCAACCTACACGATCAAGAATTCCGATTTCGACACCTTGGTCACATTAACCTATTCCGGGCCGGTGGTTGTGAAGCTTCCAGACGGAACGACGCTTCGCCAGGGATTCTATTGCCCGATCCAAAACTCAACAGGGTCCACGGTGACGATCAATCCGACCGCTCCACAGTTGATCGACGGCGCCTCGACTCTAGTGCTGCAGTCCGGGCAGGGTGTCACGATCTATTTTGACCTGGCGAGTTCCAATTGGTTCACACAGCGCGGCGGGGCAGGTGTTGCAGTTCCCGGAGTGAATCCGCAGACGGGAACGACGTACACCATCATCGCCAGCGACAACCAAAAGCTCGTTACGTTTTCAAATTCCTCGCCTGTGACCGTGGACCTTACCGCACCTTCAACGCTGGGAGCGCAATTCTTCTGCCTGGTGGAAAACAGGGGCGCTGGGGCTGTCACTCTTACTCCACTAGCAGGACTAATCGACGGGGCGAGTTCTTTTGTTCTTCAGCAAAACCAGGGCATCGCGCTGTACTCCAACGGCGCGAATTTCTATACAGAGCGGGGTGCAGGCGGAGGATTCATTCCCGCTGGGGTAAACCCGCAATCAGGAACAAGCTATACCGTCCTCACGACAGACCTCGCACAGTTGGTGACGTTCAACAATTCCTCTCCAGTGGCGGTCGCCATCTCACCTGCGCCCACCCTGGGTTCGCATTTTTATTGTTTTCTTGAAAATCTCGGAGCAGGACTCGTCACCATCACTCCCTATCTGACCGAGACCATTGATGGGGCTGTAACGCTGACCCTCAATCAGAATCAGGGTATTGTTCTCTTTAGTGATGGGTCGAATCTTTTCACACAGCGCGGGATGGGGGGTGGGGCTGCACCACGAACATCTGTCACGAAAACGACAGCCTCTTTGGCAAACAATGCCGTAGAAAACAGCACCGTCGCCATCGCAAAAACTTTCACGCTTGAAAAAATAGTCGCTGACCGAGCTTGCCGCATACGACTTTATTCGACAGCCGGACTTCGGAGCGCAGACGCCTCAAGGCTTCCGCAAAATCCACCGATCACGGGAACACAGCACGGGGTGATTCTAGATCTTCTGCTGAATAGCGTCACTGGATTGACGTGGGTATTAAGTCCTGTCGCGGTGGGAGCGAATCTCGAATCCTCGCCTTCGGCAAATATACCTTACGCGATTCAGAATCTTTCTGGAGCGCCCTCAACGGTGGCTGTCACTTTCACATGGATAACCGAGGAAACTTAAATGGCTGTCACAAATACTATCATCACATATGCGAATAGGGCTAATCTCATTGCACAAATCTCGACGCTTCTTCAGGCAATGGCCTGGGTGCAGAATGTTGCCGGGCCTCCATTGATTATGACTTCACCAGCCGATGCTCAAGGTCGGACAATTGCGTTTCAGCTTGCAGATAATGGTGGTGCCGGTTTAACGCTTACGCTGGCAGGATACCAATCCGGCGGAAGTCTCGTTGGATCAACAATTGCGAAAAGCATTCCAATCGCCAATTCAGCCGGAACCATCAATTTCAATGGGAACGATTACTGGTGGCAGATTTATAATTCAAATACGATCTGGCTGATTGGAGGAATGATGGCGGCGTTCGGAACCATCACTGATGATCCCTATCCGTTCTTTTGTGGAGGGTGTGGGACGAGCACCGCCAGAGCGTGGTTTAACAATTTCGCTAGCGTCTATGACATGATCGCCACAGATGGATCAACACAACATTTCGCGGTGAATTTTCTCACGAATATCAATACTCAAACAAGGTTTGATGTTCGCCGAGGTTCTGTAGCGGGTGTTTTCGTTATTCCCGCCTTTGCGGGATCAATTTACAATTCTGCCTTAAGCGAGGCGAGGGGCCTCATTCCACACGCCTTTGTCGGACACATGTCGGGGCTTCCCGTTTATGGCGACACCTTAAGCGTGGGGGGTGTGCTCTATCAGAACTTTGGGGATATTATTACTGGTGGTGTGACGGTCGGTGGTCTTTTTTACCAAACTACAGGGAGCTAAGAATGCCCTTCACGGCTTGGATAGGCACGGTACTGAGCACGACCTACGAGATTGGCCTTCATCCTGCTTTTTGGTATTTGGCAATTTTTGGATCGTCAGGCTCAAATAGCTGGAACGTCGCCATTACGATTGTGTGGCTGCGGGGGCTGGGAAATACAACCGGAATAGGACAAATCTTCCCTACGGGGATGCCTTAGAATTCGATTGGTTCCGAAAGGATTGGCTGATAATTCCGAACACTTAATTGGGCCTTGACAAAGGCGATAGAATAAAGCCATGAAGAAGCCTCCGCATCCTAACGGTCTCAAGAACCTGATGCCCCCGTGGCCCAAGGGAAAGAGCGGAAACCCGGCGGGCCGACTTCCAGGGAGAAGCATCACCGAGCGGTACATTCATTTTCTTGAGCAGCACGCCAGCGAAGCGATCCGGGTCAAATTAAAACTTGCCCCTGGTGCTACGCTGGGCGACGTCGGCGCGCTTATGCAGGTGCGGAAGTTCATGGCCGGAAGGACCGATGCAGCCAAGGAAATTGCGGACCGGGTGCAGGGGCGCGCCATGCAGCAGATTGAATTGACGGGAGAACAAGGCGGTCCCATTGACCTCACGATCAGCCCCGATGAAAGTCTCGAAAACCTCATTCGAGCTACCGAGCTTGTCAGAATTAGCGCACGCGAGCACGCACGCAAGGCGCGAATATGCCCGCGCCCTCGAAAGGTACACCGCCGCAAACGAGCGAAGTCTCATGGAGCAAAACTTCGCCCTGTTCGTCAAAGGCGCGTGGCCCCTGCTGTGGCCGCAGGATAAGCTCGAATGGCTTCCGTATCTCGACTGCATCTGTGAATGGCTCACGGCGCTCAGAGAAGGCTCTGTCAAGCGCCTCATCATCAATCAGCCCCCTCAAACCCTGAAATCAACGCTGGCCTCAATTCTTTTTCCGTGTTGGCTTTGGACTACGGAACCTCACCGCCGCATCATCTGCTCGACTTATGGATTTCAAGCCCTCTCTGTTCCGCAGTCTGTGAAGCGCCGCCGAATTATCCTTTCATCCTGGTATCAATCGCGCTGGCCCACGCGGATGCTCATGGACGCAAATGAGCGCTGGCGCTATTACAACGAGGACGGCGGTCACATGGTAGCGACAGCAACCGATTCCGGCATCACGGGAACGGGCGCGGACTACATCATCATCGACGATCCGCACAACGTGAAGGAAGCCGTGTCGGATGTGGAGCGCGAGGCGGGCGTCACGTTCATCCGCGAAACGCTCATGACGCGGTTCAGCGATTCCCCGGAAGGACGGGCGGTTCTCGTCATGCACCGGCTGCATGAATCCGATGCCACGGGGCAGCTCTTCGGACTCGGATGGAAACGGATTGCAATCGCAGCGCGAGCCGAAGAGACTGAAGACTTGAGAGTTGAACTCCCATCGGGTTTCACGTGGAACCGACCTAAGGGAGACTTGATCGAGCCGCGCCGCCTAAGCGAGGAAATTCTGGTCGCCAAGCAAACGCTCGAACTTGGGAGTCGCGCTTACTCCGCACAGTATCAGCAGCGACCCGCGCCCACGGGCGGAATTATTTTCAAGCCGGAATGGTGGAGGCTTTATGGGGCTGGGTCTATTGGATTCGAGAGGACCGCAATCTCGGTGGACGCCGCATTCAAGGACACGAAAGAATCTCATCCCGTGGCAATCCAGGCGTGGGGACTCGTAGGACCGCGCAGTTATTTAATCGAAAAGGACACGGACCGGCGCGGATTCGCGGGAACAAAACACGCTATCCGGGCCATGGAGGCGCGCTATCCCGGATCTGTTCTGCTCATCGAGGACAAGGCCAACGGACCAGCGATCATCGAAGGATTGCGACAAGAATTCTCAGTCATTGCGGTAGATCCCAAGGGGGGAAAGGTTCCACGCGCTGAAGCGTGTTCGCCCGACGTTGAAGCGGGAAACGTCTATCTCCCAGCCACAAAGCACCCCGAGACCGGAGAGCTCATTGCCCTGCCGTGGGTATCGGCCTTAATAACTTTGCTTGCAAAATTTCCAGCAGTGAAGGAAGATGACGACATCGACGCCCTTACCCAACTCCTCAACTGGCGACGCCAGCGTGCCTGGGGAATCCTAGAAGTGATGAAAAAAGAAGCCTCGCAAGTCAAACCCAAAACCGAAGTGCCTGACAATCCTATGGACTGGAGCAACGATAATGGCTAAAGATGACGATCTTGGTCGCGCTGCCGTGAAAGCGAATCCTCCCGATCCTATACCGCCGCCCTCTGCACGCTGTCCCTATTGTGGAATCTCGCCAGCACCGATCTCGGCAGCGATGATCATGTTTCCAACGGCAGCAGGAAATCTCACGGCGGTTATATTTCAGTGTGGAAACGAGAACTGCCGACGCATTTTCTCGATTGCCCCGACCGGCATGATGCCCGGATCTGTGCAGCCGAGTATTGTTCCAGCGGCCACCGTTCCACCAAATCTCAAGAGCCTTGCGGATAAAATCAAAGCGGGCAACCTGCGAAAAAACTGAGAGGCTTTGAAAAAATCAGAAAGGAAGGCGCCGTGAGAATTGATGAATTCATTGCCGGTGAAGGTGATTACTGTTTTGACACTGAACAGGGAATTGGCGGCTGGATAGTGACCGGGGCTCTAACGTTGATCTCATCGCTAATTGTCTTTGTCGTCGCTCTGGTTATTATGAAATTATGGGGGCTCGTTTGAATCAACCCGAGACGTGGCCCTCTCCGCTGCAGCCTGTAGCGCCAACGGGAACGGCCCCGCGCCTTTGGAATTATCCCTTGAGTGCTTTACCTTACCGAAACTACACAAAAAGGAGAAACACACAAATGAATGAACATATGAAGCTGCTCGGATTCAAGGTGCGCGATGTCGTGACGGGATTCACGGGCGTTGTTTCCTCAATATCGTTCGATCTCTATGGCTGCGTTCAGGCAGTCGTTTCTCCGGCAATCAACGAAAAAGGAGAGATCAAAGAAGGACGATGGTTCAATACGAAGAGATTGGAGATCACTGAGGGAACTCCCGTGCTGGTAGCTCCGACTTTCGAGACGATTCCGGGTGGAGATGTGCTCCCCTCACAGGATCGCTATTAGATAGCGAGAAATTTCAATGCGCTGGGAATATTTTAGAGAGAAGTGTCGGCAGTGGCTAGCGCGATGGATTGTGTCTCGTACTGAGATTCCTCTCCATGCGAAGTGCCCAGCGTGCGGACATCGGCAGGGAAAAGAAGTTCGATACGTATACCAACTATCAATGCTGGCGCGGGTGTGTGGGTTTTGTGGCGCAGTGTTTCTCGAAACGCCTTTAGTCGCATCAGAGTATTGGGATCCTCGGCGGATCTTAGGATCAGGCGATGAAGACGTTCAGGCTCAACCTTCACGGCCTTCGCCAAGAACCTGAAATCTTCGGACTCGCAATCGTCCACGTATTTGAGGGCGGCGCGCTTTCGGGGACCACCGGCACAGATGTCTTCGATAAGTCGGGCCACCATTGAGATCCAGAACTGAAGAGCAACCCAGCGTGAATCGTCCTCCATGCCCTCATGATACACTAAACTTATATGCCGCCAAGAGATTTTTCAGCAGGCAAATTTCGCATCTCGGCCATGGACGTTCTGGTCCCGAACGCTCAGAACATCCGTGGCGTTGGGCCTGACCTTTGGTTCTCGCCGCTCCAGCCCATCGCTCCTGTTGCCCCAACTGGGACAGCCGTCCGCGTGTGGGATTATCCGCTGGGAGCGAACATCGAGTGGACGCCGCGCTCTGAGGTCGGGGCCTTCGATTTCAACGTCCTGCGAGCGATGGCCGACTCGTGTTATCTGTTCCGTGTCGTGCTCCAGGCCCTCAAGGACAAACTTTCAGCAGTTCCCTGGGAGATCCGTCCCAAGCCGGAATTCGGAGAGACGCGGAGCTCCCTGTCGGCCCGCCGGGCCAAGGATCCGCGCATCAAAAAGCTAACCGAGTTTTTCAATTATCCCGACGGATTTCACAGTTGGGCAGAGTGGATCCGCATCTGGCTCGAAGAGCTGATGGTACTGGACGCAGCCCCGATTCTTCTGCAACGTGAAAAGGTGGGCGGAGAAGTAGGCGGCCTGATCTGCCTGGCGGGCCACACGATCAATCGGCTCTTGGATTCTCAGGGCATGACGCCGAAGCCGCCCGACGTTGCCTATCAGCAAGTTCTGTACGGTCTGCCCGCCGTAAACATGACGACCGACGATCTCACTTACGTCATGCGGAACGAGCGCGCATGGCGTCGCTACGGATTTTCTCCCGTCGAGCACATCGTCGTGGCTCTCGCCATCGCAATCAAGCGGCAGGACTTTCAACTGAAATACTACACGTCGGGAACAGTTCCCGAGGCCCTCGTGTTCCTGCCTTCGGATCTCACAACGCAAAAAGTGGAGGAAGTTCAAAATTGGTTTGACGCCAACATGTCCGGGAATTCCGCCCGCAGGCGTCGGCTCACATTTCTGCCTGGCATGTCCACAGCCGACAAAGACGCGAAGCCCAACATCGTCTTTCCAAAAGAGCCGCTGCTCAAAGATGAGATGGACGAATGGCTGGCGCGCATCATCGCCTACGATCTTGGGATGACGCCGCAGCAACTGGTCCGCATGATGAACCGCGCCACAGCGCACGAATCCTCTGACGTTGCGGAAGAAGAGGGCATGGGGCCGATCATCACGACCGTCGATGAGACGATGACAAAAATTCTGAATCGTTATCTCGACGCTCCCGATCTCGAATTCGTTCACGCCGTAAAGCCCGAGCGTGACCCGCTCAAGCAGAGTCAAATTCTGGCGGCGTTTGTGAGTAACATGATCATGAAGCCGAACGAGGCCCGCGAGGAGCTGGGTCTCGACGCTGATCCGTCTCCGGAAGCCAACATGCTAGGAGTGAAAACTGGAACGGGGTTCGTTCCGATCGGAATCGAAGCGTCCCCAACCAACGGCAACGCTGACGCGGAGGACAAAGGCAAGGGATCGGACAATAATGGAAAGAATCCGCTAGCGGCGGCCAAGATTGAGAAGCTTTGGAAAGCGACGCGCTTCTCCAATGCCGGAGCAGAACAGGCCCGGAGGCAACTGTCCGAAACGCTCCGCCGCGCCTTCAAAAAGCAGAACGCGACCGTTCAGAGGCTAGGCGCTGAACTCTTCCCCGAAAAGAAATCGGTCAAGAAGGCGGACCAATCTGCCGCCTCTATTTCAAAGCAGATTTACGACGCTGCCGAAGCGCAAACGCAAGAACTGATCGACGAGTTGGCAGCGATCCTCGAAGGCGCTGCCGTCCAGGGCGTCGTTCACGGCGTCACGAAGATCGGAGCAATCGACCAGGCGTTGATCCAAAAAGGCAATGCCCAGGCGAACGCTTACGCCAGGATGCGCGCCGCTGAACTTGTCGGCATGCGTCTCAAGGCGGACGGCACGATCGTTCAGAACCCGAGCGCGAAATATCGCATCACCAAAGAGCTCCGGGACAAGATCCGGGCTGCGGTCGCAAAAGCCCTCGAGTCCGAGACTCCGCTTGAGACCTTGCGCGATACGATCAATGCCTCCGGGATATTCTCTGTCGCCAGGGCCGACATGATCGCCCGGACGGAAGTGCAGATGGCACAGATACGCGGATCAATGGCCGTCTGGAAAGAATCGGGCGTCGTCGAAAAGCTCGAATGGACAGTGGGGCTCGATCCCTGCGATGAATGCGAGGGCAATGATGGTGAACAGGTCTCCTTCGGTGAGGCTTTCCCGTCGGGCGATGACTCGCCGCCGGCGCATCCGCAGTGCATGTGCGACGTTGCTCCGATTATCAGTGAAGACATCTCTGCCGCCGCGGCCGCAGCAGAGGAAGAAACGTAAACCAGGCTGTCAAGGGTGAAAACATGACAACCAAGAAAGCAGTAGTTGTTACGAAGGTGAGCCACCACAAGAAGCTGAGCGTCAAGCCGGCTCCGCCAGTGAAGCCCGCTCCAACGAACGAGCCACCGACGCCGTTCCAGCAGAAGACGCAGGTCGATACTCAGCTTCACGGCCTGGAAAAAAGACTTGAAACGATCGGCCACGAGATTGAAGCGCTGCACTCCCGCATCTCCGGGATCCTGCTTCCGCCTGTGCCGAAGCCCGGAGCCCCGGAAAAGGCACCCGTGTCCACCGTGGGACTGGCGAAGCGGTTGGAGCAAATCGGGCTGAGGCTCGATTCGATTTCCAGCTATCTCGTGGAGTTAAGATTCCGCGTGGATCTCTGAGCCTTTGAAATACAACGGCAGGCCATCGACGGGGCGGCGAAACAGTCCGCCCCGAGCGCTGTGCTAAGATTAAGTTATGAGCGGTCAGTTCAAACTCTTCATTCCCATCACGAAAGTCGACGAGGCGAAGCGGATGGTCTACGGCATCGCCGCCGTCGAAGAGCCTGATTCGTCCGGCGAGATCATGGATTATGAGAAGTCCAAGCCGGAATTTCAAGCCTGGTCCGATCGCGTCAAGAAAGCCTCGAACGGCAAGTCCCTCGGGAATGTCCGCGAAATGCACTCCCTCATCGCCGCCGGCAAGCTCACCGAGATCAATTACAACGATCCGGGGAAGCAGATCGAAGTGGCCGCCAAGATCCTCAATGAGGAGACTTGGAAAAAAATCGAAGAGGGCGTGCTAACCGGGTTCTCGATGGGCGGAAGCTACGGCGATCGCTGGCAGGATGGGGAGCTCGTCCGATATGTCGCCCGGCCCTCCGAGCTTTCGGCGGTCGATTCGCCCTGCATCCCGAGCGCCACCTACACCATGGTCCGGGCCGATGGGACGCAGGAGCTCCGCAAATTCAAGGCAGCGGAGGATCATGACATGGAAGACCTGGAGCTGCTCGAAAAGGGCGAGAAGAAAACCAAGCGCGTTGGCGGCAAGGATCTCACGGCCTCTAATTTCGCTTATGTCGGGGATCCCGAGAAGACGGCGACCTGGAAGCTGCCGATCCACGACGCCGCGCACGTCCGCAATGCTCTTGCCCGCTACGGCCAGACCGAGGGAATTCCTGAGAATGAGAAGGCCGCTGTCCGCAAAAAGATTGTCGCTGCCGCCAAGAAGTTCGATATCAAGGTGAGCGAGGAAGCCAAGAAACTATCAGCCGTCATCCGGCTCATGAAGAGCTACTGGAATATGTCCGAGCTTGCCAGGATGCTGGGCAACCTCGATTCGCTTCGCCAGATGGAGATCTGGGAACGCAATGCGGAGGGCGATGACTCCACCGTTCCCGAGCAGCTGGCGGAAGTCCAAAACGAGCTGGATGATATACTAAAGGAAATGGTGGATGAAGAAGGCGCCGAAAGAGAGGAAAAGATCATGACCGATGCGAATAAAGCAGTCGTCGATATGCTTGAGAAGGCCGTCAAGGGCTTCGATCTCGAAAAGGCCAAGACCGTGCTGAGTCACCTGAAGAAAGCGCACGCCGCCGTCAAGGCCCATCATGACGGCATGGTGAAGCTGCACAAGGCTCATCATGATGCCATGGTCGGCCACCTCCAGGAAGCCTGCAAGGCTGCGGGATTTTCCGGTGAAGAGGGGCTCGAAGGATCGAGCGAGGTCATCACTGGCGCGGGAGATCCCAAGCCGATCAACATCGAAGGCGAAGGCACCAAAAACGAATTGACCCTCGCCCAGCAAAAAGCCGATCTCACGAAGATGGTCGGCGATGCGATCAAGGAAGCGTTTGGAGAGGCCCTCAAGGCCGTTGAGGCGACGGCCCCCGAACCGACGAATGGCGACCGTGGACCGAGCCTGGTGAAAGCGGGCGTTCCGCCCAGGCCGCATGTAGGGAACATCCCGAACGATCCGGCAGCGAACAAGCCACCGAACCGGACTGAAGCCGCCGCCGATGGCGCCGCTCCGGTCAAGATCGATTATGCAAAACTGGCGGCAGGCGACAACAGCGAAATGCTCAAGGTGGTTCATGCTGGAATGATCAAGGCTACGGAACCACCGCCGGGAACGATTTTGCCTGGTAGCTCCAGGTAACAGGAGTCGAGAAGTAAAATTTTGATTGTCCGGTTAGCTACCGGCTGCAATCAACCCAAAGATTCAAAGGCCCTTCACCGTTAAACGGGCGGTGAGGGGTCTTTTTTTTGGGATCTCAGGAGGAAAGAAAATGGAACCCACATTGGCACAGATGATCGGTCCTGAAATTCAGGCTCTTGTACAGGGTCTGCGCAAGGACATCACGAGCTCAGTGCTCGCGACAACTTCGGGCCTGAACTACTACTACCTCGAAGAGATCGCGCGCAACATCTACCCGGTATTTTATCCGGTCCTGGCGTCGATCCCTCGTGCCGTGCCGATGCAAAGGGGCGTCAAGGTTGGAGGCACCGGGATCAACTACAAGGGCATCGTGGCCGTGGATTCGGGCGGCTATCCTGGGATCACCGAAGGGAACCGCAACTCGTACCTGTCCATCACGGAGCGCGACTTCGCGTGCGCTTACAAGTGGCTAGGCAAGGATTCTGGGGTCACCTTCCAGGCCGAACAGACCGCGATCGGGCTCGACGATCCGCAGGGTATCGCGCAGCTGTCCTGCCTGAATGCCCTGCTCAATGACCAGGAGCGCATGCTTCTGTGGGGCAACTCGGGCGCGAACGGAGTCGGCAATCCCATGGGCAACGGGTTTGCCCTGGGACAGACCAACACGCCGAGCGTGGTCTTGGCTTCAGGCGGAGCCATCACTAGCGCAAGGTATGCCAAGTTCGCCTGTATTGAGCTGACCGGCTGGGGCATCCAGCTGGCTACCGCAACCGGCGTCACGCCGAAACTGCATCGCACGACCGCTAACGGCGTGGCTGAGGATGTCTACGGTGGAACGGCACAGATCAGCGCGCTCTCGGCTGAATCGGCCGCCCCGACAAATTCCGGAGCTGGAAACCAAGCCTTCACGGCAACTGTTGTTCCGAAGCCCGGCGCTTTGGGATGGGCGTGGTATATGTCCATCGCAACGACCGGAGCCGAAACAGCCGCGACCTGCTATTTTGTCGGCATCACTTCGGTGCCCAAGATCACAGTTTTGGCGAATCCCGTGGCGACGAATCAGGCAGCGGACGGAACACAGACCGCCAAGGCCGCTGTGGATCTGGCAACCGACTACAGCTATTCGGCGCTCGATTATGACGGCATCATGTCATGGGTCGCCGGAGCGCAGGGCGGCACGCAGAAGCCGTACCTCAAGAACTTGCTGGGGGCGACGCTGACGCCGAACGGAGACGGAACGATCCAGGAGATCGAGGACCTGATCTATTACCTCTGGTCGAACTTCAAAATTTCGGTTGACCACCTCACCTGCTCTTCGGACATGATCGGCCCGATCACCGCCGGGATCCTGAACGGCGGGACAACGGGGTCACAGCGGATTGTGTTCGAATCCAACGGGCTCGGGACTGTCATCGGGGGTTCGCTCACCGTCGAGTACCGCTCGAAGTTCTCGGTGGGCGGTGCCGCGAAGGCGCTCACGGTCAAGGTTCACCCGTGGCTTCCCGGTGGAATCATCCTCGGGTGGACGGTCAACAATCCTTATCCGGCTGCTGGTGGAACGATCCCGAGCGTGCTCCGCGTCGTGACTCTCGAAGATCACTTTGCGATCCGCTACCCGATCACGACTCTGCAGTACAGCATGGGCGTGTACTGCTTCGAAACGCTGCAGAACTACATCCCGTTCGCACACGGATACATCTGCGGCGCGAGCCCGAGCTAAGGCTGACAGAATTTTGAGGAGTGGGGAGATTTACCGAAGCGCTCCGAGGCGACAAAACGCTTCGGGGCGCTTTTTAAGTTAAGGAGTCCACCATGAAACTAAGAATTGCGTTGCTCATCGCGTTCGCAGTGATCATCGGCGCTCTTGCGCTGAGCCTCAGAGCCCAAACGCAGACCTCGATGACCGTGACGCTCACGGCAGCGAATACGAATTACAACTTGCGGACGCTGCTTATCGGCGTTGATAGCCGGGTGGTCGATAACTTCACCTCGATCACCTTCACAGCAGCGGACGCGAATATCGACATGGTGTTGGTGGGTGATTCCAGCCTAAGCGCCAGCCGTTTTGGATTCAACCTAGGGCCTGGGGATTCTTACACGTCGCCGTCCCGCGATCCGAATGACCTGGTGCATCCGAGTCTCTACTATCTCAGGAGTGCGACGGCCGGCATGGTCGTCCACTTCATTGGGAGGACAACGAAATGAAACGATATTTGACAGGTGTGTTTGCCATCACGCTCGCCCTTGCTATTTGCTTGACTTCTCCAGCCTACGGTCAGATCAGCCGGGCGGGCGGTGCCCAGGGATTGCCCGGGCATTCTGTTCTCAACGGTAGCGGTGTGCCCGGAGGCGGGACCGGGGCGAATGGAGATTTCTACATCGACACCACCGCGCACGCGATTTATGGACCGAAGACCGCCGGGGCGTGGGGCTCAGCAACATCGCTTATTGGCCCATCTGGAACGGCTGCAAACACGATCTGGAATGGATCTGGCGATCCATCCACGGGAGATGGCGTCGATGGCGATTTTTGGATCAATACTACCTCCAACAAGATTTTTGGCCCCAAGGCGACGACCTGGCCGGCAGGTGTTTCGCTCGTTGGCCCTGCCGGTTCTCCTGGAAGTCCTGGTTCCCCCGGCGCCGATGGCAAAACGGTTTTGAACGGCACGGCTGTACCGACTACTGAAGGAACTCTTGGTGACTTCTATCTCAAGACCGACACCAGTGATTTATATGGCCCTAAGACGGGTGGCGGGTGGGGTTCTCCAGTTAGCCTGCTTGGCTCACCGGGAAGCCCTGGTTCACCCGGTGCACCAGGAGCTGACGGCAAGACGTTGCTCAATGGAACATCGGTCCCGACGACCGAGGGAGTGGTAGGTGATTTTTATCTCAAGACGGACACGAGCGACCTTTACGGACCGAAGTCCGGCGGCGGATGGGGATCTCCGGTTAATTTGATCGGACCTCAAGGACCTCCGGGGACCACGTCGTTCGCAAATCCTTCGGCGAGCGTTGGAACGAGCGCAGTCAACGGCAGCGCGTCCACGGCGATGCGTTCCGATGGTGCTCCGGCGATAAACCAGACGATGACGCCCACTTGGACAGGCAAGCATACCTTCAACGCTGGGTTGGATGCGGTCGTCCCCAATGCAGGAATTGAACTTATTACGAATGTTGTAGATCGTGATTTCAGTGGGGCAGGTGATTGGGTACTGGATGCGAACTGGGCAATCGCCGCAGGAAAGATGACGCATACTGTCGGAGCAACTGATACAGCTACTCTACCTCATGCTTACTTAACAACAGGTTCTGTTGAGGCAGGTAAAATATATCAAGTTACTTTCACGATATCAGGATGGACGAATGGAGCTATCAAACCCAAATTGGGTGCTGCCACACCGCTGTATCAAGCTTCTGGAAACGATACTTTTCATCTACCCATTACGGCCCTTGTGAATGATGTCGATCTGATATTTGAGGCTACCGGTGATTTTGACGGTTCCATAGACAACGTGAGTCTAAAACTTGCTGATTCTGGTTTGTTTGTACTTCCTAACGGTCAAGCTGGATTCAATACAAGAACGCCCAACGGGTTGGTCGAAATCTTTGGTAAAGGAAGTGGGAGTGTTTTTGGTTCTCCTACCCTCTTGCATCTTGCCCAAACTGCGGATGATTGGATTTTAACTTTTGAAAATAGTAACCCATACGACTCACCGTTTAATCCCTTTTTTGCAGGAATTTATGTTGGATTTTCTGGCGAGCTTGCTTTTGCAACATCAGACGACGCAGGAAGTTATGTTACTCCTTTTACTTTGCTTCCTAAGAACTATAATTTTTTGACACAAACTGAGGGAGTGGTTGTTGGCTGGCAAGGGCGAGGAAATCTCAGCATCGGTACTTCTCAATGGGACACTGGAATTGAGAACGGTCTCATCTTTCTCAACGGTACTGCTCCTTCTACTTCCATAGCCGATCAAATTCAACTGTGGGCGGCAGACTATGGAACTGGAGACTCTCGCCTCTATGTGAAGTCTGAAGCTGGCGACACCGTAATTATCGGGAATGGAGAAATTCGGAGTGCTGGAAATTTGAATATCGCCGCTGCTGGCACTGTCACTATGACGGGCGTTCCCTCCTGCTCCAAGTACACCGTTGCCTACGATAATGCCGCATTTACGGCCGGAGCGACAACGGCCAACGTGACCATCGCCTCTCTTCCGGCCTATGCAAAAGTCACGGGCGTCACAATTAAGCATTCCGCTCCATTTGTTGGCGCCGGCATGACCACGACAACCGTGTCTTTGGGTGATGGGTCAAATCATACCGCTTATTCAACACCTGCTTTCGACATCGCTCAAGCATCTGCAGATACCACGTTCCAGGATACGGCTCAATACAAGTCAACGACCATGGCCGGATCTAATCTGGTGGCTCATTTTCTTGCGGATGTGAACTTCGGGGCTTCGGCTGTCCCCATCACTGCGGCCACAAACGCCAGCACGGTCGAGCTCACTGCCGTTGGCCATGGCCTGAAAACTGGAGCCACCGTAGAGATCTCGGGTGCCACCGGCGCTTGGGCTGCCATCAATGGGACTTTCAGCATAACCTGGACCAGCGCTGATACGTTCACAATCACGGTTGATTCCACGACCTTTGGAACGCTCTCAGGATCCCCGGTTTTCAACGCCCAAGCCCTGAGCGCCGGCAGCGTTGATCTTTTCGTATGCTCTATGGTGCTTCCGGGTGCGCCCCACTAAGGAGAGGCATGAAAAAATTATTTTTCATCCTTCTTTGTTCTTTGCTCCTGGTGACAAGGGCATGGGGACAGTCGCCTTTTAAGAATCCCTATTTCGTCACGAGTTTAGGATTCAATCTCGCGGCCTCGGCAGTGGATTGGGCAGATAGTCATCATGCCCTGAACAACGGAGCCGTTGACCTAAACTTCGTCATCGGGAGTCGTGGTCAAAGACTGAATTACGTCAAAGGAATCACGATGGGAGTCTCTACTTTGTCCTCCTATTACGGCTGGAAAAAGGCCGAAAGAGAGCGCTCCCGAAGACAGAAGGCCGCAATCGTCATAGCCAATTTCGCCGTTGGGGCAATCTACACGGCGGTAGTGATAGGAAATCACCGGCACTAAGGAGCTTTATGAAAAAAGCAATTCTCGGAATTTTTCTGCTGTTGCTTTCGGGCGCTCTTTTCGGCCAAACGCTGATCAATGTCAGCTACGTCAACGGCGTCCAGCAAATCACCAGAACGTTGGCGAATCAGCCCGGAGCAACGATTGGACTGAACTTCACAGGGACAACGCACGCTCCGAGCGGAGAGCAACTTTATATTGCCTGTTCTGTTCCGGCGGCGACCTCAGCGCATTTCTATCTCGGCGGGGCGCTGATCTGCACAGGGCAGACCTGTGACGTGGGCGGCCTGAACCTTACGGGGATTCTTGAAGTCACTCCAGTTTTTGATTTGACGAGCACGGCGGCAACCCTGGACGGGAGTGCGGTGTTTTGCGATTTAGCCTTCACGGGATCGATGAATTACAATTTTACCAACACTTCACATCTCATGGTTGCGGTTATCTCCGCGCCGGTGATTCCGCCTCCACCCATCCCCATCCCTGTGGCAACCTTTCCGGTGGCCGTGTGCGGCGGCAGCTATGGGGATTTTGGTGTGTCGGTCAGAAATACAGGAACGAATGATATTACGTATTACCTGGCCTTCACTGATTCTTCGGGAACGGTGACGAAGGACGCTACGCAAACACTCGAAGACGGCAAGGCTTCAGCCCGGCGCATGGGAGATTTCCTGGCCTGTTCTTCGGCGCAGGTTGGACGACTTCAGGTCTTTTCCAGCGGCACTCCTGAGGTTGGGGGCTTGGCCTTCACAAATTCCTTTGCGCTTCCCGTGAGGCCGAATTGAGCCGTGAGACCACAGCACAGCCCCTTGGAGAGATTTGGCGCTATACGACAGTGTTCCTGGCGGGCATCGTCGCCACGCTGGTCGCTACGTGGTTCACCGCCTGGTGGAATGCCGCAACGCGAAGCGAGGTGGCGATACAATTCAGCGAAATTAAAACATCCCAGTCGGTTATGCAAAAAGACCTGACGGAAGTGAAGAGCGACATCGGCTTCATTCGGGGCCGTATGACGGAACAGAACGAACTGACCGCAAGACTACTGGGCGATGCTACTCAGAAGAAAGGTCGATGAGCGTGACGATTGAGGAAATGAATCTTGTGGGCGACGCGCTCGAAGGAGCGCAGGAACTTCAGGAGCGGTTCGGAGATGAGCCCGACTTCAAATTCACGTCAGGACGCCGCGATCGCTCCGGACAGTGCCGCGCCATGGCTGCAAATATCTGCGCGGCCGGTAATCGCCAATGGATCACTCAAACATATCGATCGACTCCGGTCACAACGCAATGGCAGGCATGGGTCGATAGGAATCCGACCGTGGTGGACGTTCCAGGACTCGCCCATGGACTTCTTGCCGTCCTCAATCAATTCAGCGACGACGACCTGGCGGCCATGGATTTCCTTCACCATCTCTCAGGCCTGGCCTTCGATTGCGCCCCCGTCGTAGGGCCGCTCTCGGATGAAATTTTCGCGGAGATCGAGGGGCTCCCTGGGCTCGATAAGGTCCTGCGGAGTGAAGGCGGTCTGCCTCGATTGCATGCGCAGTTCAAAAGTTAATGTATGACAAAATTAGAGTTCGCCCAAGCGTTTAGAAATTACTCCATCGCTCTTTTTTTTGGAGTTCTGAGCGTAGCGGTCCTGCTCGTCGCCATGGACCTCCATCGAACGATTCCGGCTATTCCATCCTCGACCGCTGGGGTTGTCAACACCCAGGGCGCGGCGCTCGATAAAAGACTGGCCTCAACGCAGGCTGATTTGAATGACCGTCTCACAGAGGCAACCAGGATTTTGGACAATCGCATGGCTTCAATTCAAAAGGATTTGAATTCGCAACTTCAGGCGTTGGGAAAAGCAACGAATGGAAACATAGAGGCCCTTCGCGCGAATGTAGACGCGCACCTGAAGCACGTCGATGGATTGGTGGATCAGACCAGCACAACTCTCGGGTCCGTCCACGATTTGGCGGAATCAGTTCATAAGTCGGTTGATTCGTACCAGCTACAGGCCCCGGAGCTTTACCGCAGAACCTCGCTGCTGCTGGCACGGGCCGACAACCTCGCTCTGCAGACACAGGTGGCGCTCCCGGAATTCGTGAAGTCGGGACAGGAGACCGTGAAGAACGGGGCAGGTGTCACCGCGGATGTCCACACTTTCACGACAAGGTTTGTGGCGCCGACGACGAAAAAGGGTGTGGCCTGGGGAGTGTTCCGTGTAGTTGTCAATCCCGTGGCATGGATCACGACGAGATTTTAGATATGATTCTTCAGTGCGGAAAATGCGGAGCGCAGAGAGACCTGATCGAGAGCGTCTATCACCAGGGACCGCAAGACTGCATCGATCCGCGATTCAAATTTGAGGGAGAGCATTTTCACTGCACCTGCACGAAATGTCTTTTTGAGTGGCCGGAAAGGGCCGAACCGGAGATCAACAATGGATGAAAATATCAGCTTTCGCTATGGCAGAAATCCTGACCATCACGACGTCCGCGACGCGATTCATGAAGTCAGTCCCTCGGCGATGAAGATGATGCTGCCACACATCCCGGCGACGATGGATGTTTTTCAGGGCCTCAATCTTCCCGTTTACGATCAGGGCCAACTGGGAAGCTGCACGGCGAACACGGGCGTCCTCTACCGGCGCTTCCTGGCACAGAAATTTCCAAAATACTCCGATCCCGACATGGACCTGAGCCGCCTGTTTCTCTACTATCAGGAGCGGAAGCTACCCTGGAACGGAGGCGTCCAGGAAGATTGCGGCGCGGAGATCCGGGACATCTTCAAGACGCTTACCTCCGTCGGGGTGTGCCCGGAGCAGGTGGATCCTTACAAGCCGTCCGATTTTGCCTCGCCCAAGAACGACGACCCGACGGCCGTTCTTCAGGCAGGTCGATACAAGATCGGGGCCTATCACCGCGTCCCGGATGTGCTGAACGTCAAGCTGGCGCTCGTTTCGGAATACCCCGTCGCCCTGGGCTTCACGGTCTATGAATCGTTCGAACACATCAAAGGCGATGGTGTGATGCCGATGCCCAACCCTCACAACGAAGACAAGATGGGCGGCCACGCCGTCTGCATCCGGGGATATGACGAGAGCCGGAAGGCGTTTCTGGTACAGAACTCCTGGGGGCATGGCTGGGGATACAAGGGCTGTTTCTGGATGCCCTACGCTTTTTTGGAGAATGTCGATCTTTCAGGCCCCGACTTTTGGATCGGGCACCTGGGCCCGGCGTGGAAATAAAGGGAGGCAATAATCATGGACAATTGGGTAGGGCAACACTGGCAGGTTTTGATTGCCGCGTGGTGGTTCTTTAACATCCTGGTGAGCACCATGCCGGCGCCGAAGGAGAACGCCCACCAGGGATACATCTGGCTGCACAATTTCCTGCAGGCCATCGCCGGGAACGGAAAGCAGTTTTTCCAGAACCTCCCGAGCGGAATTCAATCAGCATTTTCACAAACGAAAAAGGGAGACTAACCAAAAGGGAGAATTCCAATGAAACGAAATCTTGCAAGCAAACTCGTCATCTATGCGGTGCTGTTCCTGTTCACCTGGGGCTGCGCGCTTCCGCCCTGGGTCTCGACCGTCGAGAGCGACGTCCAGGCGGCAGCTCCCATCGCTGCGGCTCTCGTGGCCGTCGTCAATCCGTCCCTAGCGCCCATCGCCACGATTGTCGTCGCCGGGATCAATGCGCTCGCGAAAGTGCTGGATTCCTATAAAGCCCAGCCCACAGCGACCAACCTTCAGTCTGTCCAGGCGGCAGTCAACGCCATCAATGCCAACATGGCAGACCTGATGGCCGCCGCCCAGATCAAGAACCCGACATCTGATGCCCGGGTGACGGCGATCGTGGGACTTCTGGCGCAACTGGTCAACGAAGTTGTGGCACAAGTGCCCTCGGCTAATCCCAAAGCAGTACGCGGGGCAACCCAGGCACACGGTGGGGCGTTCTACAAGGATCAGTTCAACGCGATTACCCGGGGCGACCGCCGGTTCGTTCCAATTGCGTAGAAATCTCCGGGGTCGATTAAAATGGCCCGTCCCGAGCAGGAGACGGGCCTTCCTGCCTTCTTTGGGGGTCGGTTGGTACGATTCATCGTCCGTGTGCCCTACAAGGCGGCCCTGGTGGACAAAACGAAAGCCGTGAAAAGGTGTCTGGAAGAACAAAAGCAATGCCTTGAATATCTTAGCGGAAGCGGGGACGATAAGGCCGGTGCCGGGAGCGGGCTTCAAGATTGGATTGTCGAGCAGCTGCTTATTGAAGAAGAAAAAGACCATGAAGAAAAACTCCCTTCGGCTCGTTTATTTACGTCCAAAAGACCTCAAAAAGAATCCGCGCAATTGGCGCAAGCATCCAGCCGATCAGGCTGAGGCGCTGCGCTCCGTCATGGAAGAGACCGGCTGGGCCGGGGCCATCCTTCTCAACGCGACAACCGACCGGATCATCGACTTGGGCGGATGCGTTTGCTTTATTTCGCGGAGATGTTCTTTATTGTTGGAACGCGTCGGCGTCGGCGTCCGCGATCCAGTTCGCGGGCGACATCATGAAATCCGGTTTTGAAATTAAGAATCAAATAATTTGGGCAAGAAATAACATCGTCATTGGGCGCGGAGACTATCACTGGAAACATGAGCCGTGCTGATATGCCGTAAGGAAGGGCAAAAGGCACAATTGGCAGGGCAGCCGAAAGGAATCAACCGTTTGGGAAATAGACAAACCGTTGAAATCCGAGACCGGACACTCGACGCAGAAGCCGATTGAATGTATGGCAATCCCGATAAGAAACAATTCGGACCGCGGGGAGGGCGTCTATGATCCATTCCTTGGCTCGGGCACCACAATGGTTGCCTGCCAGAACCTAAACCGCAAATGCCGAGGAATTGAAATCTCTCCGGCCTATTGTGCCGTCACGCTGGAGCGGATGCACAACGCCTTCCCGAAACTCAAAATTAAGCGCTTGCCGTGAACAATCCGACCCCCATATCTTGTGCCTAAAATAAATCGAGCGGATCGCCATTTTCCGCTTGACAAGTGATATCGCGGAGATATATCGTCTCGCTCATGGTTACACCATTCATCGTTAGATTCACTTCTCGGGCGGAAAAAGAACGCGCCGAATGGGCCGCCCGTCAATGCAAGATTTCCTTGGCCCGGATGGTTCGGGAACTACTCAAAGAAAAGGTAAGAACGCTGCGGCTTGCGCCTGAGCCGACCGCGCCAACAAGCAACACAACCCAGGGAGGAGTGCCCTGCTATGATCAGCCGAACAACGTACGATCCGCCGGCGCCGCTCGCATTTGACGCCGAGCGCCACGAGTATCGCATCAATCGCGCCGTAGTTCCGTCCGTCACCCAGGTCATCAACGACATGCTTCCCCAATGGAAAGCCGGAGACTGGTATCTGCAGAGGGGAAGGGCGGTTCATGCTGCCGCCGCCATTGTTGCCAAGGGACTTGATTTCAACTATGACCCGCGCATCTCAGGCCAGGTTGAAGCTCTCCAAAAATTTTTCAGACAACTGCATCCTGAGGTGGAAGCTGTCGAGCAACCCGTTTTCTCAAAGCTCTATCAGTTCGCCGGGACGCTGGACCTGCTGGCAAGGATCGGCGGACGCCGCATGATTGCCGACTATAAGGCTACGCTCACGCCCACGACTCCGATTCAATGCGCCGCCTATTCGCTGTGCCTTTCCTCGCCGCAGCCGCTTTTCGGCGTCGGCATCGAGATCCGGGAAGACGGCAACTACCGCATGTCAGAGATTTACGATCTCAGAAAGTACCGGGGCGAATTTCTTGCCCTGCTCACCGTCTACAACGTCCGCAAGCGATTAGGTCTACTGGAAAAAAAGGAGGAAACACAATGAGCACGCAAATTGAAATGGACCAGTTGGAAGCGGTGAAACGTGACATTTCACCCGTACTTCAGAGGGCAACAGCCCTGATAGTTCGAGACCAGGAAAGCCGTGACGATGCCGTTACTTTTGGAAAGGACATCAAGGCCGCTCAGCGACGAGTGGACGATTTCTTTGACCCGACGATTGACCTTCAACACAAGGCATGGAAATCGGGACTTGCGGCCAAGGCGCTGCTCGCTGATCCGCTGAAGGCGGCTGAGAAAATGACCAAGGAAAAAGTTCTCGCCTTCGACCGTGAAGCTGAACAAAATCGCCTGGCGGAACAGCGACGACTTCAGGCTATCGCAGACGAAAAAGCCCGCCGGGACCGCGAAAAGCAGGAAGCCGAAGCGCGGCGGCAACGCCAGATTGAAGAAGAGCAGAGGCGAGCAGTTGAAGAGAAACGGCGAGCAGCTGAGCAGGCGTCAGCCGAAGAACGGGAAAGACTCAATCGGGAAGCCGCGGCAGCCGAGCGCAAGGCCAACGCCGCGGCCGCCAAGGCCGAGTTCAAGGAAGAGACAGCAGCGGCCGTTGTTGCTCCTGTGGTGACGGTAGCACCGGCGGTGGAGAAGCAGAAGGGCGAATCCACAAGGAAGCTCTGGAAGGCGCGGGTTACTGACGTTTCGCTTGTCCCGCGGGAGTACATGACCGTCAATCAGCAGGCCCTTGATGGTGTGGCCCGAGCAACCAAGGGGGCCATTCAGCTTCCGGGCGTCGAATTCTACTCCGAGGACAATCTGGCGCTCGGGGCCAGGTAACAAAATCTAGCAATCCAAAAGGAGAAAGTCATGGACGCACAAAAGGAGAACATTAGAAAAATTGAGGCACTTACATCCTCACGTCCGCCAACGGACGAAAAAGCTGTGGAGTTCGTGCCGCTCGGAGCGAGCGACAAGATCCGGCTGACCGCCGCGATGGTACGGGCCTTCATCGCCGTTCCAACGAGGACCGGGCTGCTGCCCTCAGAGCGCGACTGCATCCGCTTCATCATGCTCTGCCGCGGCAAGAGAGCAAATCCGTTCGAGGGCGACGTGTTTATGATCGGATACGACACCAAGGAAGGACCGTCGTTTTCGATGGTCTGCGGGATTGAATTATTTCTCAAGCGCTCCGAGCAGGAGAAGAACTACGATGGGCGAGAGTCGGGAATTATCGTCAAGACGTCCGCTGACCAGATCGAAGAGCGCCCCGGGTGCCTGCTACTGGACGGGGAAAAGCTACTGGGAGGATGGGCGAAAGTTTACCGGAAAGACCACTCCCACCCGGACTACAAGACCGTCAACTTCTCCACATACAACACAACGCTGAGCCGCTGGGCAAAGGATCCCGCCGGGCAGATCGAAAAGGTAGCCTTGAGCCAAGCGCTTCGCCAGGCATTCCCCACGCCCCTGGGCGGCCTCTACACCCAGGAGGAAATGGAGCGCGTCACGCAAACCGGAGAGGGACTGCTTGAGATCCGTGAGCCGATCAAGATGCCGGAACTCAAGGCGGCAAATGGAAACGGCAAAATGCCCGATCCTCCAGCGGCGGACCCTACTCCCACAGATGTGCCCGTGAACACGGCGGACCCGGTTCAGAAATTCGACGAACTGGAGACACTGAAAAAGATTTTTCTGGTGTCCGTCGATCAATGCAAGTCGATACGGGAAGTGGAGGCGCTTGTCAAGAAAGCGAAGGAGTACGGCCTCGGAGATGCCTGGCTTTTCGATTTCGGCGTCGTCTGCACCGAGCGCATGGATGCGATCAAGGCCAAGAATCAAGGGAGAACTTAAATGCTGACGACCACAAAACAGCTGCTCAGAAAATACGACGCATGCGAAGAGCGGTACGAGCACCTAGTGGAGGTGCTTGGACCAAGCGGAGATAACGACACTATTCCCCTAACCCGGATAGTCGAATTAAACGGTATCGAAGATGCAATTTGGGCGCTGGTAGCGGTCCCCTCCAATCAGCAGGTAGAACGCGACCGACTAGCCCGCCTCTTTGCTTGCGCGTGTGTTCGTAAAACACCACTTGCTGATGGCCGCTTTGTTTGGGATCTCTTGACTGACGAGCGCAGCCGCCATGCTGTGGAGATTGCTGAGCGATTTGCTAAAGGCAACGCCACGGCGGAAGAGTTAGCCGCTGCCAGGGCCGCTGCCTGGAACGCTGCCAGGGACGCTGCCTGGGACGCTGCCAGGGACGCTGCCTGGGCCGCTGCCAGGGCCTCTGCCAGGGACGCTGCCGCCTGGGGCGCTGCCAGGGCCGCTGCCGCCTGGGACGCTGCCAGGGACGCTGCCAGGGCCGCTGCCGCCTGGGACGCTGCCAGGGCCGCTGCCGCCTGGGACGCTGCCAGGGCCGCTGCCAGGGCCTCTGCCTGGGACGCTGCCAGGGCCGCTGCCGCCAGGGCCGCTGCCAGGGACGCTGCCGCCTGGGACGCTGCCAGGGACGCTGCCAGGGCCGCTGCCGCCTGGGACGCTGCCAGGGACGCTGCCAGGGACGCTCAAGAAAAAATTTTCAAAGCGCTCCTTACGGAGAAATAACGTGGCGCTCCAGGGCGGCGCGCGGGGCGCTGGAGATCGCCAACGGAAACCAGGCGAGCGCTCAATCCCGAGCGACACTCCCTCCAGCGTCCCGTGGGCTGCCATGACGAAAAAACTTCCTGCAATCATGTTCTACACCGGAGATTGGATCCAAGACACACGATGCCTTTCCCTCGCGGCACGGGGTGCCTGGATCGACCTTTTGTGTGTCCTTTGGAGATCGGAAAAGCGCGGAGAATTGACTCTCCCATTGTCCGGATATGCACGCCTTTGGGGATGCACCGAACGAAAGGCGCAGGCCGTTATCAACGAACTCATTGAAAGGCGAATTTGTGACAATGTAACGAATGGTAACAAAAATGTAACGCTCATAAGTAGAAGAATGACAAAAGAAGAAAAACACAGGGAATCAACACGATGCAGGGTAAACAGGTTCAGAAATTCACACAGTAACACAAATGTAGCTCTCCACAGAGGCCCCTCTTCATCTTCATCTTCATCTTCAGTTTCATCTTCATATCTTCCCCCTATATCCCCCCAGGGGGGGAGAACGTCAAAGACAAAGCAAAACCTGAAAATCGGGAAAAGCAACAGCCCGCCGCCGGAGATAGTTCACCGGATCCGCTGCCCTCATTGCGGCCCCACCGTGGGGGCGTTCATGGAGGCCCCCGGTTGTGAGCAATGCAACGGCCTGGGGACGATGCCGGAAAGCAAGAGAACTAAACCCGAAAGGAGAAAGCCATGAAAGAACCGAAACCCAAACCGATGAGCACCGACCTGCAGAAAATCAAGACCGACCTTATGGAAAAACTCAGCGCCATAGTTCACGCCTGGATTGAACTGGGTTCTGAAAAGCGGGATGTCGTGAGCGATTTTAACCAGCGGCTTGGAAAGCTCGAAGAGGACATTACCAACGTCCGAGCGGCAACG